GCCCCTAAGTACGATAAACCGGAATTTCAAGGCGGTATCCCAGGAATCCCAGAAGTCCGTGAGTTGCCACCATTCGAAGGTGGAGTGATTCCGAATGATGCACCAATTTTGGACTTGCCAGAATTGCACATTCCAGAAGAACCAACACCAGAAAAACCTAGCACGCCAAAAAAGGCCCCTAAAACGAGCGTAGAGCGTCCTAATAACAAAGTGGCACAATCTACCACAGTATCTTATAAACTCGATTCTGAGTCAAAAGAGGCACCAAATACACCCATTTACGGTGGCACACTTCCAAACACTGGTGAGAAGGAAGGTATCACTAGCACTTTAGGATTGGTAGTAATTGCAGCCGGTATCACAACTTTGGGATTGAGCTTTAAGAAATACAACGGCAAAGAAGACAAGTAATTAAATAATTAGCAGTGGTGGGAGGGTAGGCATTAAAAAAAGCACCCACAAAGTAGGTGCTTTCATCAAAACAAACTACTTAAATTATAACACGAAAGAAAAGGAGGAACAATTGGCAAATAGAAGAATGTTTAGTAAAGATGTTCTAATGACAGATGATTTTCTTGATTTACCTCCAACAACAAAGGTTTTGTATTTCTTCTTAAACCTAGAGGCAGATGATGACGGATTTGTCGCAAACCCCAGAACCGTTATGAGATTTATAGGTTCAACAAAAGACGATATGAAACTTTTGGTCGAGGGTAATTATGTGCTTTTGTTTGATACTGGAGTAGTGGTTATAACGGATTGGACGGAACACAATTCCATAAGAAAAGACAGAAAGAAAGCCACTAGATTCGTAGAGGAAATGCAACAAATAGTGCTAGTGGAAGGTAATAAATACAAGTGGTTATCAGACGTGCAACCAAGTGGCAACCAATTGACAACCAGTCGTCAACCAAATGGGTGCATAGGAGAGGATAGGATAGGAGAGGATAGGAAAGGAAAGGATAGGGGAGTAGAGGTAAGAAAAGAAAAACAACTAACCCCCACCACTCCTTTCAATCAAGATTTTGCAAATCTCTACAAAGCTTTTGAGCAAGAAACAGGAAAAGCTCTATCACCATTACAAATGGAAGATTTGCAGTATATGCTAGAAGACTTTAACGCTGACGTCATCCTTGAAGCTCTAAAAGAAGCAGTAAGCCAAGGTAAGGCGGACTTCGCTTATATCAAAGCTATTCTAAACCGATGGAAACAAGACAACTTAATGACGGTTGAACTTGTCAGAAACAGCAAGACGAGCCGTGAAGCTAAAAAGCAAAAGACCAACACTAACACAGAGTCAGAAATCAATGAAGAATGGGGCTTCTAGGACGGATGCCCACTAGAAAGAGGTAATGCATGCTAACACAAGCTGAAATTATCGCAAACACGAAAAGGCTAGACGGGAGGTGCCCAATTCATGGGCTACCTATGATGCAACTTAATATTCCCGTTAAAATTGCCGGGGAAGACGAACCACGCAAACCCTCTCCAGTGTGCCCAAAATGTGCCAAAGAACAAAGAGACAAAAAAGAAGAAGAACTGGTAAAAGAGAGTTTGAAAAACAACCTCTACTTAAGAACTTATGATGTACTCATGAGAGACAGCACCATTCCTGAAGAGTTAAAGTCGGCATCCTTTGATAATTTTGTTGTTAAGACAATCCAAGAAAAACAGATGCTTGATTTTGCCAAAGCGCAAACACAGAAATATCTTAATGGCTTCGAAGGAAACACGTTGCTAACTGGTACTACTGGAGTTGGTAAGACTCATTTAACTGTCGCTATGGCTAAAACACTGAATGAAACCTACAAGGATAAAGGCAACCCCAAAAGCGTGCTATTTGTCAATCTCACAGAAATTCTAAGAAAAGTCCGAGAAAGCTTTAAGTTTGAAAGCAAAGAAAGTTATTATTCAAGGATGCTTATGGAAGCTGACTACTTATTTCTTGATGATTTAGGCGTTAAGCTTGGAAACTCAGGGCAATCCAAATCAGCATGGGAAGAAGAATTTATCTTTGATGTGTTAAGCCATCGGAAGAACACTGTTATCTCAACCAACTTAAGCAATGATGAAATTGCAAACCTTTACAGCGAACGTGTCGCAAGCCGCATTCGGACAGGACTGGAAGGGAATGTATTTAAAGCACTCAACATCAAAGATAAGCGCTATACACTCAATCAGCTAAAACAGCTAGAAGGATGATGCTTTGACAGAAACCGAAGTTAAACTAAAGCTCTTTGAAGACTACGAGCGTATTCACGGCCTTGTATTCTCAAAAGAGCACAAACAGAAAATGATGGATGATTTAGATTTGTATTCGTTTATCGAGAAAATTAACGAATATATGGCGTTTGGCTACCGCTCGAAGGTGGTGTTTAATCAGCACGTTCGAAAACACGCCTAAAATCGTTTGTAATCAATTTAAAAGTGTGGGTGGTATAAATTATCTAGCTACCACCTAAAAACGATAAGAGACCCCTTAATTTTAGAATTAGAGGGTGTATAGGAGAAAAGACATGACAAACCAACTACAAACACAAAACAAAAGGGATATTTCAACAGATACAAGTGCATGGACGTTTCAAGATATCAAACGTTACTACGACCCACAAGATTTGTTGACAGAAAAACAAGTTGGGCAAGCTTTATCGCTGATTAAAGGTCGTAACCTCAACCCATTGCTAAACGAGGTCTATATCGTAGCTTACAAAAAGAAAAATGGTGGGGCTGAATTTAGCTTAATCGTCTCAAAAGAAGCATTCTTGAAGCGCGCAGCACAAAACCCGAACTATGAAGGCTTTGAAGCCGGAGTGGTAGTTGTTGACGATTCTGGTGATATGGTAGAGCGAAAAGGGGCGCTGTTACTACCTAACGACACGCTCGTTGGTGGTTGGGCAAGAGTTTACCGCAAGAATTTCAAGGTTCCTGTAGAAGTTTTCGTTAGTCGTGAAGAATACGATAAAAAGCAAAGCACTTGGAACGCTATGCCAGCTACCATGATTAGAAAAACCGCTCTTGTCAACGCCTTACGTGAAGCTTTTCCAGAGGATTTAGGAAATATGTACACTGAGGATGACGGCGGTGAAACATTCGACAGAATCAAGGATGTAACGCCACAAGAGACACAAGAGGATGTTAGAGCTCGTAAGCTGGCGCAAATCGAACAAATGAAGCAAGAACAAACGCATTTCCAACAAACAAGTGAAAGCAATCCTCAACCGGTTGCCAACTCACAAAACGAGCCAGTTCAAGGTGAACTTCTCGACTACTAACGAGGTGTGAATAATGCAAGAATTACAAGTTAATATTGAACAAGCCAAAGTTGAGATTGTAGGTCAAGAGGTTTTTGAAAAAGGAATTGCTGACGTAGTTGCTAAATATCAAAATTACACAGTCACCGCTGGCACCATTAAAGACGACAAGAAAGTCTTGGCTGAATTACGAAAATTAACCAAGCAAATTTCAGACGAACGTATCAAAATCAAGAATGAGTTATCAAAACCAGCGACGGATTTTGAAAAATATATCAAGGAAACAGAGAAACCTCTTAAAAACATTATCAACCAAATCGCAAATGATGTGAAAGAGTTCGAAAATCATCAAAAAGCACTGAGATTGGACACGGTTAAAAGTTATTTAGTTAACAAAGCCAGTGACTATATGATTGACCCTCGCATTTTTGATGAAAAAGCAACGGAATACATCAAAAATGGCGATTTTATGGCGGACGGTGTAACTCTTAAAAAAGCGACTATGAAGGCGTTAGACGACATGGTTACCTTTGAATATCAAAAACAAGAGGAATTTAAAAAAGCCACTCAATCCATATCTGGACTTTGTTCAGAGTGCGGAATGACCGACCAACCGTATATCCGTATGCTTCAAAATCTGACATTAGCAGAGGTGTTAGATCAGATTCGTTCAGACCATGCTTTTGAATTACAAAAACAAGAAGCTGAACGCCAAAGACAGGAACAAGCAGCGCTACGACAAGCTGAATTGCAAAAGCAAAAAGAAAAAATAGTAGAAACAGCACCAACGGCATTAGTTGCTGATTCAGAAACAGGCGAAATTATCGAAAATACGCCAACAATTGAAGAAGCTAACATTCCAGAATCAAAACGTTATCGCCAAAAAATGACGCTTGAAGTCTACTTTGAAGATTCAGACGATAAAGACAGATTTAAACGTTTACTTAGCGAAAACGGTTGGGAATACAAACAAAACTACACTGTCAGCGGCTATCAAAACATAGCTAGTATGACCGAAGAAGAATTGAAAATACATTTAAGTTAATGTCAAGACCAAAATCTAAACCCACACTGGACGATTTACTAAATCGTGAATAGAAGGAGAGAAAACTATGATTAATTCAGTCTGTCTCGTTGGAAGATTAACAAGAGACCCAGAACTTAAATACACAACCAGTAACATCGCAGTAGCTACATTTAGTCTTGCGGTTAACCGTACCTTCAAAGATGCTAACGGTGAGCGTGAAACAGACTTTATTAACTGTGTCATCTGGCGCCAGCAAGCTGAGAATTTGGCTAACTGGGCTAAAAAAGGCGCATTGATTGGTATTACTGGGCGCATCCAGACCCGTAGCTACGAGAATCAGCAAGGTCAACGGGTATATGTTACTGAGGTTGTCGCTGAGAACTTCCAAATGCTGGAAAGCCGTGCGGCGCGTGAAGGTAGTAATGCAAATCAAGGCAACACATCGGGAGCGTTTGGCAATGGCTATGCAGGGCCTTACGGGCAACAAGCACCGCAACAACAAGGGCCAAACTTTGCAAGAGAAAGCGGACCTTATGGGAACAGTAACCCTATGGATATCCAAGATTCAGACCTACCCTTCTGAGGTTGAAGCATGAAAATGACTTTAAACATCGAGCCTAAACCTCAAACAAGGCCACGATTTAGCAAATTCGGTACTTATGAAGACCCGAAAATGAAGGCATGGCGCCGTCAATGCTCGCAACTTATTGAGCAAGAATACGACGGACAATTCTTTGACGGCCCGATTTCAGTCGATGTCACCTTTTACATGAAAGCCCCGCTGAATGTCTCAAAAAAACCAACGCCAAAAGCTAGAGCTAAAACGTGGGATACATTCAAGAGGTTTATGTCCGAAACGCTGTGGCATGCGAAAATTCCAGACGTTGATAATCTGGTCAAATCGCTCTTTGACAGTATTTCAAAAGCTGGATACAACAAAGTTGATAAGAAGGGTATCGTGTGGACGGATGACAGTATTGTGTGCGATTTGAGAGCTCGCAAGAAGTACAGTCCTAATCCACGCATTGAATTGGAAATTAAGGAGTTGGGATGAACAGCAGATACAAAGACAAGCTAGTCGGTGTGTATGCGCCGGGCAACTATGGGCACACTAGCGTATTAGATCAGACGCAAGAATTTGCGAGGTGGTTTTGGGCTAATCGCAAGGATATGGAACTTATTAGCATCAAGCTAGGTATCGACATTAAAAAGTTAAATCGCATTCTGACACTAGAGCAGTTGCCTGATGATGAGTTGTTAAAGGAGATGATGGAATTATGCGATACAAAGTAATCGTATATTACGACAACATGGAAGACAGTGAGCATGTCTTCAGTAATAAAAACGATGCGATTAATGAATTACACCGTTTGCGAGGTGTTAAATATCGCAATGCAAGAAAATACAAGGTTGAAATGGAGGAAATTGATGACTAGACAAGAAGCAATACAAACGCTATCGAAGGTAGGGAAGATTTCTGTATCGTACGCAGAAGACCTATATGACTCATTCTTCCCGAAACCAGTCGTTCCACAATATGTGGCAGATTGGTATGAGGAACATAAATATAATTTAAATAGTGAAATATACTATTTGATTAGGTATTGGGGAGATGAAGAAAGAAATTCAGATTTCTATAAATGGTTTGATGATACAAAAAACGAAGCAATCAAAACCCTCGTCAACATGCACCAGTTCGGGTATGAGGTCGAGAAAGAGCCTAGGTATACGGTTCGGATTAAAGGGATTGGTGGATACAGTAAATACCTCAATCGAGATACAAACACTCAAAGATGGCTTTTTGCATCGAAAACAGAACTTGAAAGATTTCGAGCACACCACACCCGCAAAGAGCTAGAGTCTAACGGCTTTGAATGGGTATTTAACTGTGAAGGCGTTGAAGTAACGGAGGTAACGGATGAACAATCTAATAAATAAAATCAACCATTGGGCAGATAACCGTGGGTTAAAACAAGCTGACCCAAAGATTCAGTGGATGCGTGTGACTGAAGAAGTGGGAGAAATTCGGGATGTACTCTTGAAACCGACAAAATTCACAGAGCCGCAAGCAGCGTTGAAGGATGCAATCGGTGACACGCTAGTCACGATTATCGTGTTAGCTCACCAGTTAGACCTTGATGTGACTGAGTGTCTCGGTATTGCGTATGAAGAGATTAAAAATAGAAATGGAAAAATGATTAATGGCACATTCGTCAAAGAAGAGGATTTATAACGAGCTGGCAGTCGCCACAGTTCTACTAGTGGTCTCACTAGCGATTAACGTGACTACTGTTCTACGAGTGGTTAATCGACCTATCGAGACAGTGGTAATCCACAAGGCAGATAATGCCGTGGAATTGCACGGGAAAATCACCGGCAAGGAAATGGTCGGGAAACTCTACACGCTTGATTGTGGGGCGTACGGCAAATTCCTTGTCAGCAAGGAGCAATACGATGCGGTAAATGTTGGGGATGACATTCCTGGCTATTTGAAGGAGAGAGGACAATGATTCCAAGATTCAGAGCGTGGCTTAAAGAAGATAAAGAAATGATAGATGTGGATGAAATGCATTTCAAAAATGGTGAGCTTGATTTTATCGGAAATGGTATAACTTGGATGTACAAAAAGAGCGATATCGTTTTAATGCAATCAACAGGGTTCAAAGACAAGAATGGCAAAGAAATCTTTGAGGGGGATATAGTTGATTCGGAGGATGGAATCCTATCCGGCGTAGTTGAGTTTAGACCGGATTTAGGAATGTGGACGAATAGTTTGCTTAGATATAATAATTTTGAACGGCTATGCTGCATAGCTAATTCAAGAGAAATTATCGGGAATATATGGGAGAACGGTGAGTTACTTGACGGTGAAAATACAGAAGAAAATTGAGTTCGACAATGAATGTAAGTGTCTTGTTGATTATTCTGAATTAGAAAAGGCAATTCTGTGGTATCAGAAAAAACCTTCTTTAAGCAAGAAAAAAATATATTTGCACGGTCACTACCCTGCCGTTTCAATCCATAACGAAAAGATTCATGTGCACAGGCTTTTAATGCAATATTGGCTAAGAACAAGAATTCCATTTGAATATAGCGTGCATCATTTGAATGAGAATAAGTTGGATGCAAGAAAAGAAAATTTATCTTTGATATTGAATAAAGCTCATAATAGCAAACATAATAAAGGACGTGTTTTTTCAGAGTCTCACAGGAGAAAAATAAGCATGGCAAATCATAATAGAAAAGGCTTAAAAATGAAAAAGCGCATTTCAATCCCATTGGAAGAGTTAAAAACATTCTTGGTCGAAGGTAAATCAATAAATTGGATTGCATCACATTACGGGTGCGATTGGTCAACTATTAGAAATAGAATCTACGAGAATCCGGAACTATTAGAGGTAAGCTCATGAGCGTGAAATACAAATATTCAGGACTGACACCAGAATTATATCAGCGGTTGGTTAGTGAACATGAAGCACTCAAACAAGCACATAAAAAAGGTTCTTATAAGCAATTTTTCCAAGATGTCAAGCAATGCGACGAACTGCAAGCTCGCATCATCTATCAAGCCTTTAACAGTGCAGTCGTGGAGCGTGCGAGAATATCACCTCAAACAGTCGACAGACTGGAAGGCATTATCTCCGATGAACTATTCGACGACCTTCAAGACTATCTGTCTACTAATTACACAAGAGGGAAAACCACTAAACCGGTTTTGGATAAAATCAACGCAGGACTGCCAGAAGGACTGTTCAAGCGTTTTCAAGAGGAAGTGGAAGAACTACGCAAGGAACACCCTAACAACCTAAATAACTATATTAGAGACGTCAAGAACTGCGACCAGAAAAATGCTAACAGAACCCAAAACGCCTTCAATATGTGCTATGCGGAGAAAGCTGCCCTAACGCCTTTGAAAGCTATTCAAATGGAAGGGCTACTTTCAAGAGAGCTATTCAGCGAGATTATTGATTACGTTTTCAATAACTACGAATGGTCTGAGAAACTAGACAACGAAGTTGACCGCATCATTCTTAAATATCGCACTAAAGGCAAGATAGGGCGTGAGAAGACCACGGTCAGAAAAGCTCTTTATACAGCCTATGCACTAGGCGTGTAGCTAGAATGGTTTATGAGGGTTCGATTCCCTCACTAGCTATTGTCTGTCAAATACACTAACTTTAGTGGCTTGAACACTTTTTCAACACCCGTCGAGCTGACAGACCTCGACACCAAAAATCCAGTAAATAATAAGTTATAGAAACGAGGAATCCTTTATTTTTTCTTTCAAATCAAAAGCCTTTGCATTACTGGTGGCATGGCTAAATCTAACGTATGTGAGGTGGTAGCTTAATCCTTCTTTATTCTTGTAAATAAAAAAAGACCCAGACTAATGCCCAGGTCTATCCAAACGCTAATAATATTATTATACCATAAAGGAATGTAATTTATGAGAACAGTGGAACGGCTGCAAAAAATCAAGGCGCTTGATAGATACATTGACAGTCAGATAGAACAGATCAAACGGCTGGAATCGCAAGCGCTAAAAGTCACGGCTAGTGCTATGCAGACTGACATGGTCCAAGGTGGCAAACGTAAGGGCAAGGATGATATCTATGTGGAGCTTATGACGGCCCGTGAAGAAGTAGAACGATTTACTGCTGAGGCTATCAAACAGAAACTAGAGTTTCGCCGGCAGATAGCAAACGTGGGGGATATAGACGCTAGGTCCCTATTGCAAATGGTATATATAGACCAGCTAGATATCTGGCAGATATGCGACCGCATGGGCTTTAGTAAGGCTACATACTATGTTAAGTTAAGACAAGCTGAGAAGTATTTAGATTAAACTATATTGGTATATACCAATCCATACTGCATCATACTATCAACGTGGTAATATAGTATTATCGAATCAGAAGGACACAGCAGTGTTCCTTCTTTTACTTTATCTGAAAGGAGGTATGCCAATGCCAATGGTCAGACGATGTAAGGCAGAGGGGTGCCATGCCTTAGCAGAGAGACCAGCACACTACTGCACTACTCATCATAGTATGGAAGCAGCATACATAGCAGAGCGAGAGAGATACTCACGCACAAGATACAACAAGCGAGTAAGGAACAGAGATGATGAGAGCAAGGAACGGTATGCGTTCTATCGTTCAAAGACTTGGTCTTCTATTCGCAAGATTGCATTGGAACGTGACAACTATCTGTGTCAGTACTGTCTAGCGTTGGGTGTGACCACACCAGACGCACGTATAGGCGACCACGTAACACCCGTTGAAATAGCTCCAGAACTTAGGACTGAAATTTC